CGTGAGCTTCTAACCGACTTATTGCTTGCTCTAGATCAGACATAACGAATCCTTACTTCTTTGCGTGGCCGACGTTAACAGCCATGATGTCAATGAACTTATACAGCTTTGCCAGCCATGCGTCGTCTTTTGGCGTAGGCGTTACCGCCGCAATGACTGAACATACAGTCACAACCATAGGTGCAACCACTGCCAAGTCAGAAAGTACTTTTAAGATGTCCATGGCACACCTGCTTCAGTTGTTGGGTTTTTCTGCTCTTCAATCTTAGCCGTCAATGAAGCCTCGACAGCGTCTTGGTCAACACCGTTAGCCCAGCACCAGCCCAATACAACAGACTCAGTAAGGTCTGCATAGGGTACAAAGTCAGGTGCAGATGCGTCAGGTGTAAATGAGCAAGTGCCGTAAGCAGAAGCAGAATGATCGCCGTCTACTTCAGTTACACGCCAGTGTGCAACGATAACGCCGCCGTCTGACACGTTGTGTTCCATTGTAGATATAGTCCATGTAGCCATTAGTTAGCTCCTTAAATAGCCGAAATAATAAATGCAAGTAGCTCAGAGTAGCGCACACCCATTCGTGAACGCTCTTCACCAGTTTCTTCATCAGTCCAAGTTGAGTTAATAAACATACCGTAACGTCCAGCGTCCAAGCCCTCAGCAGTAAACGCATCCTGTAGGTCTTGAGCAATGATGCCAAAGTGGATACGAGCGTCGTCGCCTTTCTCTTCTACGGCAGACTTCCATCGGAACTTACGTAGTAATCCTTTAGCCGCTACAGCAACACGTTGCTCTGCATCAGACAGTGCTTCAATGTCTTGCTTTTCATTACGGTCGGAGGTTTGGATAGTGCCGTTAGTGGCGTAAATGTCTTTGAAACGGTTACCTGACTGGCCTAAATCAATAGCATTGTCTCTTCCGTTGCCAGCGTCATTAGACGGTCTTATTGCGCTATCGACAAAAGTAAGAAAAGTATCGGAAGTTGTTGCACTACCAATATAAAAATAGCCTCCGATGCTACCAGCAGAGCCTACTAAACTGCTTCCTTTGTAAAATCTAAGGATGTCTCCGTCGCTATTGTTACGATTGAGATATAAAACAGTGGCGTTGTCTCGTGTGTGATATGCGTAACCCGAACCACCAAACTCATGGCCGACCGTAACGAGACTTGTAGAAGTCTTCCCCACAAGAAGATTGCCAGAGCTGTCGATACGCATTTTTTCACCAATGTTACCTACATGGAACTGTAACGAATCATCAGTGTGGTTATATTGAATACCGCCCACGTTACTATCTGCGCTGTCTCCAAATATAAGTTGTGAAACAGAAGTAGTATCGTTTGTAGTAATGTAAAGTTGCGAATTTCCAGAGGGCGCTTCTACATTAAGTAAACCAGCAGGCGACTGAGTCCCTATACCGACATTCCCGCTTGAGTCGATGCGCATTTTTTCAGTTGTATTAGTAAACAACTGCAAACTGTTGTCTGAGTGGTCATAGGTAACTCGACCGACAGCGTTTGAAGTATCGCCAAACAACAAGCCTGTAAGTGCGCTAGTTGATGTAGATGCAATTTGCAAAAAGGTATTGCTAGAACTAGATACTTCAACGTTATATCGTGGTGAAGTCGTGCCTACGCCGAAATTGCCAGAGCTGTCAAACCTAGCCATTTCACTGCCGTTACCTTTACCAGTAAACCGCATTGCATCTACTGAGTGTGAATACCTTATTCCAGCGGCGGCTGTGTTAGTACTATCCCCGAAGTAGATGTTTTGGTTTGGGCCAGTGTAATTTCCGTAGAAGAAGAAACTTTGGTCGCTTGCTCCGTCTGTAACACGCAAACGCATTGTGGCATCGCCAGAATCTTCGATTACTTCAAACTTTTGACCAGAAGGCGAGCCTCCTATACCGATATTGCCGCTATCATCAATCACTAGCCTTTGGTTGCTACCCAATGTACTGCTTTCTGCAATAACAAAAGACGTAGCTGACCTGTCAAGACCTATCGTGAATTCTCTGGAGCCTTGAGTTTCAAATGAGATAACGGCATCGTCACCTGTCGCAGTACCTTCATTGTGAATATCAATGCCTAGCTGTGAACCGCCACCGTCTGCTTTAACAGATAACTTTTTTGCAGGCGACTGAGTCCCAATACCGACATTGCCATCGTTACGGACTCTAAACATTTCACCCGCATTGTTGTGAACGCTAAAGACTGCCGCATCAGCAATACCTGCGCCTCTTTGCGATGCTATAACTTTTAAAGCTACGCCATCACCTGCGTCTCCGCCTGAGTTATCAATAAGTACGGTTGGTGTTGAGCCAGTATCACTTTGAATAGTTGCTGAATCAGCCGTCACACTACCCGTTACGTCGATGCCTGAGCTATCAACAGCTACTCTTGTTGCGTTGTCCGCATAAAGCGACAAAGTATTGGTGCTGTGGTTGTATTCAACTGCGCCTATATAGTTATCTAGGTCATCACCAAAACGCAAACTTCCAGTATTGGTACTGTTGGTGCTGTCAATTCTAATTCCACCACCATCTCCGCTATGATTGATAATAACTTGGTCTGCAACATCAACAGTCAAACCGTCAGCAGAAATACTCCCCGTAACGTCGATGTTGCCTGTGCCAGTAATGTCATGACTATTAAGGTCAAGATCACCACCAAGCTGTGGCGTAGTGTCCTCTACAAGTTCATTAGTTGCCGCTACAGTGCTGTCTACATACGCCTTAATAGATTGTTGAGTAGCCAATGCCGTAGCGCTGTTGCTAGACATATCGTCTTGATCAAGGATGTCTGTGACGTTGACTGAGCCTGTGCCAGACAGACCGTCGAACTCTATAGTTCCACCAACATCTAAACCAGCAAACGTAGGGCTGTCAGTAGTTGCTACGCCTTGGTTCAGAGCCTTGACTGAGGCTTCGCTAGTCAACTCTGAGTCCATCAAGGCACCAGCCGCTGTAACGTTAGCTGTGTCAGTTACGTCTGCTGAGGCTTCGATGCCATCTAGTTTTGTATGGTCTGCGTCAGTAAAGACGTTAGAGTCCGTAGCAGAATCCACCAGTGTACGAATCTCTGCGGCTGTTTGGTCAGCAGTAGCACCAGACTCAATACCATCCAACTTAGTGCCGTCTGCGGCTACGTCACGTCCGTCAATGGTTCCGTCTGTCGTTAAATCACCAGAAATAGTAGGAGCAGTCAAGGTCTTGTTAGTAAGTGTCTGAGTGCTAGTAAGAGTGGCTACCGTAGAGTCGATAGCAAAGGTAACTTCATTTCCTGAGCCAGACGTATCAATACCAGTGCCGCCTGTGAAGGTCATGGTTTCGCTGTCTAGGTCGATACTAAGCGCACCACCAGTGTCAGCTTGGAAGTCTAGGTCTTGTGCAGTGACTTGTGAGTCAACGTACGCTTTTACGGACTGCTGTGTAGGAACCAGAGTTGCACTGTCGGACGACATATCGTCTTCGTCAACAAATGCAGTAACACCAATGGTTCCGTCAGAAATAGTTTCAAAAGTCAGGGTTCCGGTAAACGTAGGCCCTGCTGTGTCAGCTTTGGTTGCAATAGCTGTAGAGATTGCATCAAACTCAGTTTCAAATTCAGCGCCACGGATGATCTTTCCTGAGTCGCCTGTAGGTAACGAGTCCTTAGCTTCAAAGTCTGTAGTCTTAGTATAGTTCGACATCGGAAAGTCCTATTGCAGAGAAGAAGGAGGAGAAAGGAAAAGGGGCCATTGCTGACCCCCTAGTAGACTTACTCGTCGCAAACTGCGAGGATGAAGCCAGCTTCTGGACGGTATGTTTCTACACCGTACAGAGTGTCCGAAGTGAACAGTGTTGACAGGTATTCCTGCTTGTACTGTGTCTGTGAACGGACAGCCATTTGCTCTGCCATGACAAGAGCGTCTTGGTGGAAGAACAAGCAACCACGAGTGTCAGCAGAAGAAGCAGTGTTTTGTGCTGCTACTTCAAGTACTGGAGCGTTGCTTGAAACGTAGATGTCTACGCCGTAGAGGTTACCGATAAGGCCAGACTCTACACCACGTCCGCCTACGAAGTCCGAAGACACGTAACGGTCGATGCCCATGATAGACTTACGTACTGCTGGTGGGATAACGAGGACACGATTTTCCATAGGAACGTCAGCGTCGTCCATCAGCTTGATAGCCTCACGGAAGCCAAGGTCAGTGAAGTTGTCACCTGAAGTTACAGTGTCAACAGCATAAGCATCAATACCAGTTGCAGCATTGAAGTAATAGCTGTTGCTGTTAACCCAGTTAGCACCAGTGTTAGCTGGAGACTGTGTGCGAGTACCGTCACCGAAGCCAGTAGCAGCGTTGATAAGGTCAGTGTCTACTTTCAGAGCAAGCTGGTAACCAGCATCTTCTGTGTAGAACTGACGGAGGCTGTTGAGAGCCTGTACTTCAACGATGTCTTCGATCAGACGTGAGTACTCGAAGTGACGGTCAACAGTGACAGTCAACTCTGACTCAAGGTTTGCTTGGATTGTTACAGCAGTTGATTCCGCCTTAGCAGAAGCTGAACCACGAGTAGGCTTAGGGATGTGGATTACGTCACCCTTCTTGCCAGCCATTTGGATGCGCTTGACAAGGGGAGCCATCTTAAGGTTCTTTTGGTATGCAGCAATGATCTCGTCACTCCAGATTTCTGGAATAAAAGTACCTGCTGCGGTTTTGTCTACTACAGCATTAGCTGTAAAGTAGGTTCCGGAAGTTTCGCCAGCCATGATTAATCTCCTTTAGATTACTTGACTCGACCCTCCGCGTAAGCTTGTAGTATTTCGTCTGACAATGCTTGGTAACGCTCGGGGTCTGTTTTCATTAGTTTAATAATGTCGGACCTGCGATATACTTTTTTACGTGTCCCTGCGCTGCTTCCTCGTGCGTTGCCTGTATTAGCTGCCTTGAGTGTTTGCTTACGTGCCTGTTTTTCAACTTGGGCAGTCTGCTGGGCTACTGTCTTTCGCTCCTTCCAGAGTGTAAAGAGTTCGTCCGCAGAGTCAGCATCGTACTGTTGGTCAGCTGCTACAAACAATTGAGTCCTAATCTTAGATGCCTTAATCCATTCTGCAAACTTAGGATCGTTAAGAATAGTCTGCATGTCTGGATGTTTAGCTCGAAGCGTTGCAAGGGATGCTTGCTGTTTGTACTGCATTGAGTACTCTTGCGCTTCTTTAATCTTAGGATGATTCTCAATAGCACGATTTACTGCGCCTTGAGGGTTTGTAAAAAAATCTATATCGTCTTCAGGCTCAACGTATTGTTGTTGAGGTGCTGGTTCGGGTGTTTGACTAGCAATATAATCATCCACCACTCTACGAAGTTCACCTACTTCAGAAGATTGACGACCTAAAAGCTTTTCAGCTTCTTGGTGCATTTGTACTATTTCTTCTAAAGACTTACCTCTATACTTTTCTGGTAAGGTTGATTCAGGTTCTGGAGGTTGCTCAACTTCTTGTTGAATCTCTTCTACTTCGTTTTCTTCGATTTGATCTACGTTTTCCTCTTCAGGGGGTAGATCTAGAATCGTTGCTCTAGACATAATTAAACTCCGTGATTATAATCATTATGGAGAGGTTTATTTTTTACCTGCTTTTTCGTGCTCTTTCACCCACTTCATGTGTTGACCGGGGAAGTCCCCTGATGCACCATCAAGATGAAAGGACGGGGCAGATACCATTTTTGTAGCGTTGGCACCACAACCGCACCTACTGGTTGTAACTGTGCCTTCTACAAATTCTTCAAATATGTGTCCGTTAGTACAACGGAAGTCAAATACTTTATACATCTATTGGTTCTTGTTCTTCTGCTTCGGCTTGATCACGAGCAGCTTCGATCGTTGCCTGTAGATTAATAACAGTTGCAAAAGCAGCTACTTGACCTTTACGGAAAAATAAATCTTCCTGATCTTTTACTGTTTGAATGTCTGCTAGTTGCGTTGCGTTATTGGAAAGCTCTTGTACGAGTTGTTTGAAACCTTCATGGTTAAAGAGTTCGTTATAATTATTAAAGTAAGTTTCAAGCTCGGGAGTCATAGTTTCCTCTGTTGTTATACTATATAGTTATATTATACCACATTTTTATGCATTTGTCAAGACTTTTTAGAAGTTTTTCTTCTACGTCCTGATGCAGTGACAGCGTGTTTAATTTTAGCAGGTCCGGTCTTGCGACGTGCAGATGAAGCTTTTTCAGCTTTGGTCATTTTAGCTGCAACGGCTTTAGGCCGACAAGAAGGATAAGGACGTTTGCTATCACCATTTGCAGACTTACGACCACAAGGTTTACCAGTCTTAACGTCTACCCACTCTTCCTTAAACCATTTCTTAAGGGCAGCGCCCTTTTTACTTTTTCTTACGGCCACTTTTGTTACCCCAGTTCTTAGCGCCTACCTTTCGGCATTTGGCTACAGCACCAGAAGCGTACGCGGAAGGCCAGACTTTGTATCTAGACTTGACCTTACGCGCACAAGCGTCGTTAGCTTTCTTTTTTTTAGCAGCCATAAAACTTTTAAACTCGTCGTCTTGTGTTGCTACGGTTTAGTCGTTGTTGTCGTCGGCCAGTTGCCATAGTACCTCTA